AGACCCTATTTCAGAAGGCTATGGGCGGCGATACCACAGCCATGATCTGGTGGTCAAAGACTCAGATGCGCTGGGCTGAGACCCAAAAGCATGAGCTAACGGGTGCAGATGGTGCGCCACTAGAGTTTGCCAAGATTGAGCGAGTCATTGTCAAGAATGGGTAAGACCCTTCAGCTCAAGACCCCAGAGTGGGCTGTGCCGCTGCTTGAACCATCCAGATATAAGGCAGCATGGGGAGGGCGAGGCTCAGGCAAGTCTCACTTTTTCGCTGAGATGATGATTGAAGCCCACATCATGGATCAAACAAGGCGCAGCGTCTGCGTGCGTGAAATCCAGAAGTCGCTCCAGCAATCGGTCAAACGGCTCTTGGAAACCAAGATCATTGCCATGAACGCTGGCGCATACTTTGAGGTGCAAGAGTCGGTCATCAAGTCCAAGAAGGGCGATGGGGCGATAATATTTCAAGGGATGCAGAATCACACATCCGATTCAATCAAGTCGCTAGAGGGCTACGACTGTGCGTGGGTGGAGGAAGCCCAGAGCTTGAGTCAGACGAGTCTTGACTTGCTGCGTCCAACGATCAGGAAGCCTGGCTCAGAGCTGTGGTTCTCATGGAATCCTCGCCAGCAATCCGATCCTGTCGATTTCCTGCTGCGTGGGCCAGAGCCTCCAAAGGATGCCAAGGTTCTCAAGGTGAACTTTAGTGATAACCCTTGGTTTCCAGATGTCCTACGGGACGAGATGGAGTACGACCTTAGACGAGACCCAGACAAGTATCAGCACGTTTGGCAGGGTCAATATCTGACCAACAGCTCTGCCCGTGTGTTTCGCAACTGGAAGATTGACGATTTTGAAGCACCACCGGAGGCGATCCACCGTCTGGGGGCGGATTGGGGGTTTGCTGTTGACCCGACTGTGTTGGTGCGCTGCCACATTATTGGGCGCACGCTCTACATTGACTATGAGGCGTATATGGTTGGCTGCGAGATTGTTAACACTCCAGAACTGTTTATGACCATCCCAGAGGCAGAGAAGTGGCCAATCGTGGCAGACTCAGCTCGGCCAGAGACCATCAGCCACATGAGAAAGAACGGGTTTCCAAAGATCATGGGCGCAGTCAAGGGGGCGAAGTCTGTTGAGGAAGGCATTGAGTTTCTGAAGAATTACGACATCGTGGTTCATCCCAGATGCAGACACACCATTGACGAGTTGAGCCTGTACAGTTATCGCACCGATCCGCTAACTGGACGGGTGCTGCCGCTGCTGCAAGACAAAAAGAACCATGTGATCGACGCATTGCGTTATGCTTGCGAAGGTGTCAGAAGAACAAATATTTCTAAGGTTCAGAGCTTTACACCATTGCCAGTAAGTAACAAATGGTGATTTAATACGCACAAAGAGGATAAACATGGCTCGCATTCCCAACGACCAACGCTTGGCAAACTTGCACTCTGAAGCTCTGCGCCAGTACAACGACATCCAAACAGCGTTGAGAGACGAGCGTCTCCAATGCTTACAGGACAGACGTTTCTATTCTATTTGCGGCGCACAATGGGAAGGTCCACTTTACGATCAGTATGAAAACAAGCCTCGCTTTGAGGTCAACAAGATCATGCTGTCGGTCATCCGCATTGTCAACGAGTACCGAAACAATCGGATCACAGTTGATTATGTTGCCAAAGAGGGTGGAAGTGATGCACTCGCTGACACTTGTGATGGTCTCTATCGGGCAGACGAGCAGGACTCAGTTGCCAACGAAGCATACGACAACGCATTTGAAGAGGCTGTCGGTGGGGGTATTGGTGCATTCAGACTTAGAACCGCATACGAGGATGAAGAAGACGAGGACAATGACCGCCAGCGAATCAGGTTTGAGCCTATATTCGATGCCGACAGCTCGGTATTCTTTGACCTGAACTCGAAACGCCAGGACAAGTCGGACGCTCTCTTTTGCTTTGTGGTCAACAGCATGACCCGTGAAAGCTATAAAGAAACCTACAACGATGACCCGACAGATTGGCCAAAGATCATCCATCAATACGAGTTTGATTGGGCAACGCCAGATGTTGTGTTTGTCGCTGAATACTTCAAAGTCGAGGAAGTCGCTGAGACGATCCGCATCTTTCGCAGCATTGACGGGACAGAAGAGAAGTATCGCCAAGATGATTTCAAGAGTGATGAAACATTAGAGGAAACCCTAATCGCTATCGGCAGCCAAGAGGTTCGCCAGCGCAAGATCAAGCGCAAGCGTGTGCGTAAGTACATTATGAGCGGTGGCAAGGTCTTGGAGGATGCAGGATATATCGCTGGCAACTGCATCCCTGTCGTGCCTGTCTATGGCAAGCGATGGTTTGTGGATAACATCGAGCGTTGCATGGGTCATGTGCGTTTGGCAAAGGATGCCCAACGTCTGAAGAATATGCAGCTATCCAAGTTGGGTGAGATCAGCGCATTGTCGAGCGTTGAGAAACCGATCATGACTCCTGAGCAAGTCGCTGGCCACCAGATCATGTGGGCTGACGATAACCTGAAGAATTATCCTTATCTGTTAATCAATCCGATCACAGCCGCTGATGGCAGCACTCAGGTTGCAGGTCCATTGGCCTACACCAAAAGCGCACAAATCCCACCAGCGATGGCGGCATTGCTCCAGATCACAGAAACGGACATGAAAGAAATCTTGGGCGGCTCTGCTCAGGGTGACAAGATGGTGAGCAATATCTCAGGCAAGGCTGTGGAGATGATCCAGACCCGCCTCGATATGCAGACGTTTATCTACATGAGCAACTTTGCCAAGGGCATGAAGCGTGCTGGCGAAATCTGGTTGAGCATGGCAAAGGACATCTACGTTGAGGAAGGCCGCAAGATGAAGATCATCGGGCGCACAGAGGAGGTCAACACCGTCGAGCTGATGAAGCCAATGGTGTCCGACACAGGTGAGGTCATCCTAGAGAATGATCTGAGCCGAGCCAAGTTCGATGTCAATGTCGATGTCGGCCCATCCAGTTCGAGCAAGCGTGCGGCAACCGTCCGAGCCTTGACAGGCATGATGGCCATCACAGATGACCCCCAGACCAAGCAAGTCCTTCAAGCAATGGCAATGATGAACATGGAAGGCGAAGGCATTGGCGAGGTTCGTGACTTTTTCCGCAAGCAGCTGCTGCGCCTGGGCGTTGTCAAGCCAACCGAGCAAGAGGCTCAGATGCTCATGGAAGAGCAACAGATGCAAGGTCAGCAGCAAGACCCGCAGGCTATATTCTTGCAGGCCGCAGCAGAAGAGGCCACAGCTAAGGCAGCACAGGCAAGAGCAAGCGTGATTAAGACCGTGGCAGACGCAGGGTTGTCCAAGGCAAAGACCGCCGAGACACTTGCCAAGACCGGAGTCGAGCAGCAAAATATGGTGATGACAGAGATTGAGGCTGCCCAGCAAGCAGTACAAGGGCAGGAGATTCAACCTGTTGTCAGATAGCAATAAATGATTAAAATGTAGGAAATGGTATCCATCCAACCTTAATGGGTGAGTTTAATGGGGTCAGTTTATGAATGACAGGGCAGAAGTAGACGAGAATCAAGAAGAGTTCGTGGAACAGATTGAGATTGCAGAAGAAGTTGATCTGGAATCTGAAGAGTCAGAAACGGAATCCGACGAGGTTGTTGTCTCAATTGGTGAGGAAGCGCCCCCCGCCGAAGAGGAAGTTCGTGCGCCTGAATGGGTGCGTGAGCTGCGTAAGACGAATAGGGAAAAAGAGCGTCGAATTCGTGAACTAGAGGCGAAGCTGTCGGCCACCACAACTGAGATCAAGCCAGTTGTGACGTTAGGACCAAAGCCCAAGCTCGAAGAGTACGACTATGACGCTGATCGTTACGAGCAAGCAATTGACCAATGGCATGACCGCAAGCGTGTGCATGATCGTGAGGCAGACTTAGCCTTACAGTCAGAGCAGCAACAGCAACAAGCCTGGCAAGCCAAGCTGAATGACTATGGAAAGGCGAAAGCCGAACTCAAAGTCCGTGACTACGAAGATGCTGAAGAAACAGTCCAGCAGCTTTTGAATGTCACACAGCAAGGTGTCTTATTGAATGGTTGTGATAATCCCGCACTCGTTGTGTACGCACTCGGCAAGAATCCAAAGAAAACTGCGGAACTTGCAAAACTAACTGATCCCGTAAAGTTTGCCTTTGCGGTTGCGAAACTGGAGAAGGAATTGAAAGTGACCAATCGGAGGGCAGCACCAGCACCAGAACGAGTCGTGTCAGGAACAGGACGCTCATCGGGTGCTGTAGACTCAACCTTAGAACGGCTGCGAGAAGAAGCGGCTCGAACTGGCAACATGACGAAAGTCATCCAGTACAGAGCGCAGAAACGAACAGCTCCCAGATAATTTTTATTAGGATTTTAAAATGTCAAACTCATTCTCGAAAGAAGAGCGTGTCGCATTTGAGGACATCCTCGAAGGCTTCAACGATGCTCTAGTATTGTCACGCAACGTGTCTATCTACAACACAGATAGCTCGATGATGGAACGCACCAACAACGTTATCTATCGCCCCCAGCCTTACATCGCTCAGAGCTATGATGGTATGGATCAGACAGGTAACTTCACAGCTTACACACAGCTCACAGTTCCAGCGACACTTGGCTTTCAAAAGTCTGTGCCTTTCATTCTGGACGCTCTTGAGTTGCGTGATGCGTTGCAAGAGAACCGTCTGGGCGAAGCTGCAAAGCAGAAGCTCGCATCTGATATCAACATCGCCATTATGAACGTGGCTGCTGCCCAAGGCTCATTGGTTGTTACAACCAACACAGCCGCAGGCGATTATGATGACATCGCACTTTGCGACAGTATTATGAACGAGCAGGGCGTTCAGGCATTTGATCGCTACTTGGCATTGTCAAGCCGTGACTATAACGGTCTGGCTGGCAACATCGCTGGTGGCGTTGGTACAGGTACAAACGCATCAGTTGCTCGTAGCTTTGCAGGCAACAAGTCAAACAATGCGTTTGAGCGCAGTTTTGTTGGTATGGTCGCAGGCTTTGAGACCTACAAACTGGACTATGCAAACCGCTTGGTTGCTGCTGCTGGTGCAAACACCACAATGTCAACATTGGTCGCTGCAAACAACTTCTACGTTCCACAAGCCACACAAACTGCTGTGACAGGTGAGACTCAGAACGTTGACAACCGTTTCCAGACAATTACCGTGACAGCTAGCGCAGGCTTGTTGGTCGGTACACCGTTTGAGATTGCTGGTGTTGAGGCTGTGCATCACATCACGAAGCAGGGAACTGGCTTTGCCAAGACCTTCCGTGTGGTGAGCGTGACTAATGCAACAACCGTTGTTATTACACCTCCGATCATCTCGGCTCAAGGTGGAACTGATGCAGAACTGCAATACCAGAACTGTATCGTTACTCCTAATGCCGCAGCTGGAATTACCCGTCTGAACCTCGACACAGCACCTATCAACTGCTTCTGGCAGAAAGATGCTCTTGAGATTCTGCCTGGTCGTTACGCTGTCCCTTCTGACGCTGGTGTCGCAGTCATGCGTGCCTCGACAGATCAGGGCATCGAGCTGGTGATGCAGAAGCAATACGATGTGAACACAATGAAGACCAAGTATCGTCTCGATACACTCTTTGGCGTGGTCAATAAGCAGCCAGAAATGTCTGGTATCTTGTTGTTTAACCAGACTCCTTAAAGGAAACAATCATGTCCTATAACATCGTTTTTGCACAAGGCACAGCAACTGTCTCCGTGCCAGCAGGCGAGAAAATCGCCGTTCAAGCCTACTCACCAGCAAGTGTGTTTCAAGAAGTTGGTTTCCCCAACTTTCCTGAAGCTAATGACCTGTTGACCGTAGTCGAGAACACCACCTATGTGTCAAGCGCATTCACCAATGCTACTAACGTTATCATTCAAGCTGGTGCATCAGGTGCGTACTACTCTGTAGGCGTTGCGCCTGACATCAGCAACAATGGCAACTGGCAGCCTCAGGGTGCTCCAGCCAACATTGCTGATGGCGCATCGATGATTGCCACAGCAGCAAACGTGCTGACAGGCATCATTACAGCAACACCAACCGCTGGTCGTGATATTCAATTGCCAACAGGTGCAAACCTTGATCTGGCAACTGAGTGGGCTATTGGTGATTCGTTTGACTTTAGCGTGATTACTTTGGCTGCGTTTGCTTTGACCCTTACGGTCAATACAGGCGTGACCATCGTGGGTGCTGCTGCAACTGCGGGAACGGCTGGTGCATCTGCACGATTCCGTTGCCGTAAGACTGCGGCTGATACCTTTGTGGTCTATCGTATTAGTTGATAAACCTGACAGGCCAGCAGAGATGTTGGCCTGTTTAACTTTTAGGAGAACGCTATGATGGGTAAGAAAATGGGCGATATGATGTCCAAGACTATTAAGAAAGAAATGAAAGCTGGCAGACCACAGAAGCAAGCCGTGGCTATGGCTTACAGTATGAACAAGCCTGCCAAGAAAGCAGCAAAAAAAGTCGCAATGAAGAAATGATTAAGTCAGCTGCAATTATTAAGAATGCGCCTCGTGCCGAGTGGCGTGAGGTGCGTCTGGCCAAGAAGAAAGCCAAGAAGCAGGCTCAGATTGAGCGCAAAGCCATCAAGGTTCACTTTCCATCGCCAATGAATGTGCGAGTCAGAGAGCCTGTGGCGGTTGAGGTTGTTGAGGTGTTTGAGATTGTTGAGGTGACAGAGGTTGCCGATCCAATTATTGACTCTGCCCCGACCCGTGAAGAGATGACTATCAAAGCTCGAGAGCTTGGCATAAAATTCGATGGTAGAACGTCAGACAAGAAATTGAGTTTACTCATTGCAACAGCACTAGGAGGCTGACATGGGCTATAGCAAGCGGCAATTCATCACAGCTGCGCTGGAAGAAATCGGTCTTGCATCCTATGTCTTTGACTTGCAGCCTGAGCAAATTGACACGGCCAGACGCAGACTCGATGCGATGATGGCTGATTGGAACGCTAAAGGTATTCGCTTAGGTTATCCCATCCCGTCAAGTCCTCAAGATGGTGATCTTGATGAACAGACCAATGTGCCGGATTCAGCGTATGAGGCGATTATCTGCTCTCTGGGCATCAGACTTGCGCCAAGTTATGGCAAGCAAGTGATGGCAGAGACTAAGGTTGTGGCCAAGCAAGGCTATGACATTCTGCTTCAGCGTGCCACCTATCCTCTGGAGCAACAACTTCCAAACACGATGCCATCTGGCGCAGGCAACAAGCCGTGGCGTGTCTACGACAACCCATTTGTGCGACCACCCTATTTTCCTGTGGACGCTGGTCCAGATGGTCCAATCGAATACAACTAAGGAACAGTCATGCCAACCATCAATCAATTGCCCGTACTCAGCCCGATTTCTAGCGGAGATCAGCTGCCCGTTTATTCGCCAAACAATGGTGATGCTCGCAGAACGTCAATCGGCAGTTTGCTGACTTTCTTTCAACAGAGTTTTGCCTCGCCGACACTATCGGTCAACTTGTATGTGCCAGGCTCTGGGTTCAACATCACAGTACCAACGCCTGTCAGCAACGACCAATGGATGCTCTTGCAGCCTGCTAGTACGCTTGCAACTGGCACGATTACGCTGCCATTGAATACTGGTGTGCCTGATGGTACATCGGTGCTGATTACCACCACCCAAGAGATTACGTCTTTAACC